ATGCGGGTTGACGGGCTTTTTGGTGTGGAAATCGGTCCAGTTATCCACGCCAGTTATCCACGATTCAACCATTGCTGCACCTGCTGCCGCGGGGTATTTTTGACTATGCCTTTCGCCAACCGCGACGAACAACTCGACGCCATGCGGGAGCGATACCTGCAACGCTACGAGACAGAGCGCGGGTTTGCCGCCAGCGAGTCACTCCGGAAGCGGGCTTGGTATGAGGCAAACGCGGAACGCATCAGAGCAAAGAATCTCGCCGCGTATCACGCCAAAAAAAAATCACAGAAAAAACGCCGGTAGCCCGCGGAGCCGCATAAACACTCGCTCCGCGGACCAAAAAAAATCTTGTGTCATACCGCTTGACAGGTGTCACACTATGGCATACATTGGCATCAGATCGGCGGCACAACGCCAATGACGCAAACCAAAATCCAAACAGCAAAATGAAACTCACCGAAACCATCATCACTACCGGCAACGACGATTGCCTTGGCAACACCGGCACACTCAAAACCACCACGGATTTTTATGTCCGCGACATCTACGAGGCGACAAACGCCCAATGGTGGCAGGAGTCTACCGGCAAGCGCGGTCAACTCTACTTCGACGGCAACCGCGCCGAATTCATTCCCGCCAACCGCGACAACTGGGTTCCTGCCTGTGGCGGAACGGAAAAACCGTTTCGGTCCCGTTCCGGCAAGACCCTCCTGTATTGCTGGCAACCTTCCACAGGGCGTCACGCCTACCTTGATTGCGGCTCCGACCTCATCCTTTCCGACGAGGAAGCTGCCGCGGCACTTGCTCTCTAACCACCATCCGGCGCGGGTCCGACCCCCGCGCCACCAACCCAACCATCAACCAACAGCAAAAATGACAACAACACAGGTAGGAAGAACCGTCCGATACAAACACTCTTCGTATAGCATTCGCGAAGGCGTGATCATCGAAGATGCCGGTGAAAAAGTCCGCGTTCATTGGAACAGGGAATTTTTCAAAAACCCCGACCGCAACTATCTCATCAGTATCCGGACTTGGGTGACAAAAACCCGCCTCGAAAATTGATTGACAGGTGTCACATGAAATCGCCAAATAGCATCCTTTCTCATATGCCAAACCAACGCGCCCCGCACATCAAACGGACCACGATCACCGTGGATGACCAGATGTATGCGTGGGCAATGAAACAAGCCCGCAAGACCGGCATCAACGACTTCTCGACCTTCGTCAGAGTCTTGATCCAAGCAGAGAGGTCCGCGGTTGAATCCGAAGCGAAACCTCAACCCAAACCGAAATAAGTAGTATGCGAACCACGATCACGATGCCCAGCGACCTATTAAAATTTTTAGATCGCCAGCGCGAGCAAACCTGCCACACCCGTTCCGCCTACATCGCGATGCTCATAAAGCGTCAGCGCGAAGGTGTCACACGGGATCACAACGGAAAACGCCAAACCACAGTCAAAGCAGGAAAATGAAAGACCTCCTGCGCCTTGCCAAAGCAGCACCCCCCGCGGGACGCAAATACCGCAACACCGACCGGTGGATGCCTACCGTCTCGATCCTTCGCCGCAAGGGCTATTCCTACGCGGCGATCCATGAGTGGCTCAAATCGCAGGGCGAGGATGTCCACCCCAAAGTCAGCACATTCACCGCGACAGTTTCCCGCCGATACATTCGCTGGGCTAAAGCGGTGTCACACTAACTCACACAGCACAACAATGAACAGCACCATCAAACCCAAAATCCAACAATACCTTCGCCAACGGCAGGGCATGAACCTCTGCTACAAATTCGCCTGCGTCTTCAATTTTACCGACATCGTGGAGGCGCAACTCGCAGTCAAAAGCCGCATCGCATGGTTGTGGGAACGCCGCAACACCGAAAACATGGAGGTGCATTGCCGGACTTCGATCCGCGAGGCAGTCAGCGTTCTCCGGAAGCTCAACCATGCAGTCAAAGCGGAGGCAATCGTATGATTTCCTCACTCACCTTCCTTCTCACCGGTCTGGGCTGGGCAGTCATTTCATATGTCTGCTTTCGCATCGGGTGGCACTACGGGCGCAAAGCGGGTCGTGAAGACCTGCGCTGGCATCGCTGGTTTTACCGCAACGAACTCAACCGCCGGACACGAATTTAGGGACACACCAACAAACGAAAAGCCCGCTACGAAGTGTCCCTCGCAGCGGGCATCAACGAACAGCAAAACATGGCTACAAAACAAAACCCCGCGAGTCAACAACTCGCTGTGAACATTCCGGTCACCCAGACCGGCGTCCAACTCCAATCCTTCGATGACATGGCGCGATTCTGCCGCGCTGTGGTCAACAGCGGATTGGCTCCGAAAACATTCAACACACCCGAAGCGGTGATGGTTGCCATCCAGCATGGCATGGAACTGGGGCTTGCACCTATGCAGGCACTCCAGAGCATCGCTGTGGTCAACGGGCGTCCCACCATCTGGGGAGATGCCGCGCTCGCGCTTTGCACCGCGCACCCGTCGTTCCTCGACATCGAGGAAACCATCGAAGGCAACACGGCAACTTGCATTATCAAACGCCGCGACCGTTCCGCGGTCGTGCGGACCTTCGGGGAGGCGGACGCCAAACGCGCCGGACTCTGGGGCAAGGCGGGACCGTGGCAGCAGTATCCCCAGAGGATGCTCCAAATGCGGGCGCGTAGCTGGGCAGTCCGCGATGCGTTTCCGGACGCGCTCAAGGGCATCGGCATCCGCGAGGAGGTGCAGGACTACTCGACCCCCAAACAGGTCAGCGGGCGCGTTGTCGCGACCGACCTTGTCCTTCCGGAGGAACCCGCGCCGGTCGAACTTGCGCCGGTCGAACCCGTCACCGCAACCGTTGCCACCCAGCAGGAGGAACTACTGTGAACGACGGAATCCTTTCCATGCCGGAAGAGCAATACCGGTCCTCCGACGCCATCGCGAAATCCGACCTCGATTGGATTTGCCCGCCGCGCACACCGGCACACTACCGTGCGAAGAAACTGGGATTGATCCAGAGCGAGCAAACGCCCGCCATGCGGCTGGGGAGCATGGTTCACCGTGCGATCCTTGAGCCGGACACGATCAAAGATGCGTGGGTGGTCAAACCCGCGGGCATGAACTTTGCAACAAAGGAAGGCAAGGAGTGGAAGGCATCGCAGACTTTGCCCATCATCAGCGAGGACGAGGACATCGCCCTGCGCGGGATGATGGACAGCGTCTGGTCAAACCCGAACGCGAAGCGGATCATTTCCGGCAGCGATGTCGAACGCAGCGCGTTTGCGACAGACAGCGACGGCACACTCCGGAAGGCGCGGATCGATATCCTGCCGAAGACCGGCAACATCGTTGCGGACCTCAAGACCACCGCGTCCGCGGACCCGCAAGAGATGGAAAAATCCATCGCCAAATACCGCTACAATGTGCAGGCGGCATACTACCTCGACATCCTTAAATTGCTGGGCATCGAGCGGACCCAGTTCCTCATCATCGCGGTCGAGAAGGAACCACCGTTCGCCAGCGCGGTTTACGCTTTGGACCCCGACGCCATCGAGTGGGGACGCAAGCAGTATCGGCGCGACCTTGCGCTGGTGCGCCATTGCGAGGCGGAAAACCATTTCCCCGCGTGGGGCAATGACATTGTCCACATCGGACTTCCGGCGTGGATGACAAAGCAACTGGAGGGCGTGTTGTGACCCAGACCGGCGAACAATTACGGGAGGAGGGCGTGGCGCGGGCAGACCGCGCCACCGACCCCAACTGGCGCGATGCCGCGGATGTGATGATCGGCGTCCTTGCCCGCGGTGGGCATGAGTTCACCGCGGAAGATGTCCGGCAATGGGTGGGCGACCCGCCGAACCCGAATGCGTGGGGAGGACGATTCCTCATGGCGATGAAGAAGGGCATCATTCGCCGGATTGGCTACCGACCGGCGAAGCGCAAAGAGGCACACGCCCGCGTCCTCGCGGTCTACACGGGAAGAGAGGTGACCGCGTGAAGGTTGGAACCTACATCCGGACCAAGCACCCGCGCCCGCAATCGACGCGGCACGGTGTGGTTGTCAAAGCAGCAGGGAAGTGGGTCTGGGTCCGTCTGCACGGGCAGGTCAAGGAACGCCAAATGACCCTTGATGAAGTGGAGGAGGTGAGCAGCAAATGAGTGACACTATCGAAACCGACAAAGTGATCCGGCGCGACCTTCATCCGTTTCTGGAATTCGTTCCCGCGGATTTCTGCCGCGACATGGAACGCCAGCGCGACGAAGCGATCAATCAACTGGTCGAATCCAGCAAAGCGCGGAAAGGAGGCAAGCGTGATTCGGCTAACCATTAACGGCAACCCGTCCACCGCGACGGCACAGCAAAAGGGCGTGTTTGTCCACAACGGCAAGCCGGTTTTTTTCACCAAGAAAAAAGTGGCAGACACGCACCGCTTGCTGGTGGCGCAACTGATGCAGGCGCGACCGGCGAAGCCAATGGGTGGAAACATTTCCATGATGCTCATCTGGACATTCGCGCACCCGAAGGCGTCGAAGCAGAAGAACGAACTGGTCTTTCACAACAAACGACCGGACCTCGACAATCTCATCAAAGGCGTCCTCGACGCCCTGCGACCGGCGGGATGGATCGAAGAGGATTCGCGCATCTGCTCGCTCCACGCGCTCAAACAATACGGTCCGATCCCGTCGCTTTTTCTGGAGGCGAAACCCGCGGAGGCAATGTTGACCTATGCCCAATAGAATAGTTCGCGAAGGCATCTTGACCTCCCCGCGGATCAACGACCTTTCCGCGGGCGCGGAACTGTTCTACCGGCGACTCCTGTCGGTCGTGGACGATTACGGTCGTTTCCACGGGATGCCGGTGCTTTTGCGGGCGTCCTGCTACCCGCTCCGGATCGACAAAGTGTCGGACAAGGACATCCGCGCCTACCTAAACGAGTGCCACAAGGCGGGTGTGTTGTTGGCTTATGAGGTTGACGGCAAGCCTTATGTGCAGGTCGAACACTTCGGTCAGCAGATACGCGCCAAGCAGTCAAAATACCCGCACCCGCCAGCAGATGCTACGCAGATGCATAGCAGATGCGAGCAAATGCACACTATATCCGAAGACGAAGACGAAGACGGAGTCGTAGACGGAGACGATAAAGCCGACGCTGTGCAACTGCCCAGCAACCTCGACACCCCAGAATTCCGGCAGGCATGGGCGGACTACCGCACCTACCGGCGCAAGGCGAAGAAAGGAAAACTCCAACCGCAATCGGAAAAAGCACTCCTGCAACGCATGGCGTTGTGGGGAGTAGACCAAGCAATCGACGCAATCCACGCCTCCATCAGCAACGGATGGACCGGCGTCTTCCAACCCAAACAAAATGAAAGCAATCGCAGAAACACTTCCAACCGTGCTGGGCAATTTGACGGTGACCGGCTCGCCTCTGTCAGTCACATCTGACGAGGAATACAACGACCGTCTCAACGAGTGGGAAACAGAGCAAAAACGCAAGCGTGTCGATTCCGCGCTCGAAAACGCCTCTCTCCCGCGTCGGCATATGCGTCCGCTGACCTACAGCGGGGACCGCTGGAAAGCGATTTTTAAGCGGGTTTCTGCGCGATTGCAGACCGGTTCTATCATCGCTCTAATCGGACCCCGCGGGACCGGCAAAACCCAGATGGCAATCGCCGCGATCCGCGAAGCCGCGGAACGGGAACTGTCCTTCCGGTATTGCACCGCGATGGACATCTTCCTCGACATCAAAGAAAGCTACCGCAAAGGCGGCAGCGAGCGGGACGCGATCAAAGCCTACACCAAGCCGACCTTGCTGGTCGTAGACGAGATGCAGGAGAGGGGAGAAACCGCGTGGGAAGACCGTCTTCTCACGCACATTCTCGACAAACGCTACGCAAACATGAAGGACACCGTTTTGCTTTCCAATCAGACAGAACAGGTTTTCCTGCAAAGCGTCGGTCCGAGCGTGGCAAGCCGCATTTCCGAAACTGGAGGCATTGCCGTCTGCGACTGGGAATCATTCCGATCCAAGGAGGCGAAATGAGCAAGCGACCTACACCAGAGACGGATGCAGTCGTCCGCAACGCAGCGACCGCCGATCACCCGCCGACTCGTCTCGCAGCAACACTAACTGTGAAATGTGAGAAACTTGAACTCGAGCGCGACGAGGCGCGGAAGGACTTAAAAATTACACAAGAGGCTTGGGTGAAAGCTAAAGCTGAACGAGTGGAGGCATTGCGCGAGCGCAATGAGGCGAGGAAAGAAACGGAATACTACAAAGAGAGATACGAGCAACTCAAGGACGAGCGAGACGAGGCGCGGGAGGCGTTGGAATACATCACTCATTCGGGTCTATCTGCACGACACATCGAGGACTACGCAAAGGAGTTTTTAAGGAGGAAGGAGGCGGCGAAATGAACACGCTGGAGGCATACATCGAAAACTTCCTTCACGACGACGAAGCCGCGGTGATGAACATCCTTCAAGAGCATGGCGTCATCAGCGACAATTGCGTTCGCGCCAGCGAGGTTGGCGATTCCGGAATTGCCGTCGCATGGATCGAGCGCAACCCGCAACATTTTCGGCAAGGTTTAGTCAAAAAGAAACCCAAACGATGACGGAACATCCGGTCATTCGCTTTAGCGACGAGGAACTTTTTTTGTATGCGACCGCGGGCGCACAACGCCAAGCCAAATGCATTCTGAAAAACCGCAAGCCGACCGAAGGCGTCGGACACAGAGAGGATTGGCAAATCTCCATCGAAGGTTTGCTGGGCGAGGTGGCTTTGGCGAAATACCTTGGGCTTTACCACACCGGCATGATTGGCATCGGAGCCAGCGATGTCAGCGGCAACGAAGTTCGCACCACGCGCAAACGAGATGGCGAACTAAAAATGAAGGATGCGGACCATGACGATGCTCCCTATTGGTTGCTAACCGGCTACAACGGAACCTACACGATCCGCGGTTGGATTTACGGCAGAGACGCAAAACGCAAAGAGTGGTTTGGCGTCAAACACCGCGAGGAACACCCCATGTATTGGGTTCCTCAATCGGCACTCACCTCCCCAGACATCAAACCCGAAACCGTTTCAATTACCGACAAACCTTGTTTGGAATCTGAAACACAACCACACAACGACATGAGTGAAGGAAAATACGACAACACCGGACGCCTCTGGAAAAACAAACAACAGCGCGAAGGCAAAAACGACCCAGACTACAAGGGAGACATAAACCTTGGTGGCGCGGATTACTGGCTATCTGGATGGGTCAACGAGTTCAAAGACGGGACCAAATTCATCCGCATCAAGACCCGCCCGAAAACCGATTCCGGCAGCGAGCGTTCAACCGATCCGCTTGACTGATAATTCAATGGCAGGTTTAGTCAAAAACATGGCAAAAGCCCGCGGAGACAAAACCAGCGAAGCAGAGTTGGAACAGCGCATTTCCGCTGTTGCTGACCTGCTGATCGACGGATTGCGCTACAGCAAGGTTGTGCAGTTTTGTGAGGGAGAATTCGGTGTATCCAAATGCACCGCGGAACGCTACATCGCCGCGGCAAACGAGCGGATCAAGGCGGCATTCTCAAAAGACATCGAAACCGAAACCGCCAAAGCGAAGCAACGCTTTGAAACCCTGTTCATGTTGGCGACCAATGCCGGTGAATATTCCGCCGCCACCGCGGCACAGAAGGAACTGGTCAAACTCATGGGGCTTGCCGCTCCGGAAAAAGTCGAGCATTCCGCGGATGACAGCATCACCGCGCTGTTCGCCTCGATCCGGCGCGGAGACAAAAAACCGGCATGACCGACTACTGGAACGACCCCCCAGAGGCTCCGGAGGTTCCGGAATGCTGCGAGCAGGAAATGGATGTCACGCCGGAAGGCGCGGTCTTTTGCCGCCAATGCGGCACACGCTATTTCCCATACACGCGAAATTGTGATCCGCCGGTCATGCCAGACATGGAATTGGTCGAAGAGGAGCCGCGCAACGCCGGACCATGCAGGCACGGCAACATCGGTCCCTGTGACCAATGCGATTTTCTGGCGGACATCGCATACGATTCTGCCCGCGAACAAAAGATGCGTCGATGAATCCCGAACTCTTTGCCGATCCGCTCTGGAGGCTCGCCAATCTTTACAGCATCAAGCGGGCAGATGACGGCAGGGTCATTCCGTTTGAGCCTCGACCGGAACAGCAACAGGTCTACGACCTCATTCTGCGCCAAGGTTGCAAACGCTTGATCATTCTGAAAGCGCGGAGGCTGGGGATGTCCACGGCAATCGATGTCCTGTTGGCGGACCAAGTGCTGTTCAATGCCGGTGTGCAGGCATCGCTGGTGGACTGCACGATGGCGGACGCGGAGCGTAAGTTGTCCACCATTGTCCGGACTGCATTTGACAGTCTGCCGCCCATGCTGCGCGACCGTTACCAGTTGCTGCGCGACAGCGGGTCCACGCTGGAACTGTCGATGGGTGAGGATTCGCCATCGTCGTTTTTCGCCGGTCTACGCGCCCGCGGTGGAACCAACAACTGGTTGCACCTCTCCGAATGGGGCGTGATCCAAGCCGACGATCCGAAACGATCAGAGGAAATTCTGACCGGCGCAATCCCGTCCGCGGAACATGGCGTGATTATCGTTGAAACGACATGGAAAGGCGGGCGAGGGGGACACCTGTGGGAACTGGTCAAGACCGCGCTGGAAACGCCGGACAGCGCGAAGACCGCGAAGGATTGGCGTGTGCTGTTTTTTCCTTGGTGGCGCGATCCCACCTACACCATCGACGGTGATCCGGAAACAATCCGCAAAGACACCGCGCAGTATCTCGACACCTTGGAAAAGGAAATCGGGCAGAAACTCACCGCGGGTCAGCGTGTCTGGTATGACCGGCAGGAACGCAACCTTGGGATGTTTGTCTTCCGCGAATTCCCCAGCACCATTGACGAGTGCTTCAAATCGCCGGTCGAGGGCGCGATTTACGCGGACCAACTCGACAAACTGCGAGCCGCGGGCGCAATCGGTCCGCGCCTTTTCGATGATTCCGCGCTGGTTCACACATCATGGGATTTGGGCAGTCCGGAAAACACGGTGACTTGGTATTGGCAGAGCGTGGGGACCGAAATCCGCGTGATCGATGTGGACATGGATTTGGACATGACGCCGGTCCAGCGCGTGTCCTCGATGCTGGCGAAAGGCTACAACTACGGGACACACTTTCTGCCGCACGATGCCGCGTCCACCAACTCCAGCGGGCGCACCTTCCAAGGCGAACTGCAATCCGCCGGTCTGAAGAATTGCCGGTGTGTTCCGCGCACCGCGGATGTCTGGGTAGGCATCAACCGGCTCCGACAATTGATGCCGCGCATGACCTTCCGCCTGCCTGCCTGCGATGCCGGTTTGACCGCGTTGGCGAACTACCATTACCGGCGATTCACCTCGACCGGCTTGGCGCAGAACGAACCCGTGCATGATTGGTCGAGTCACGCCGCGGACGCGCTTCGGATATTGGCGGAAGCGGAAATGGCAGGGATGATCCAAGGCATGGCGAACCCGCGGGTCACGCCTGTGGTCCGCACCGGATTCCGGAACCTGCAAACCACCCGCCGCGCTGTTGTCCTGCGATGACACCCGCCGAACGCATCCACGCGCTCTACAGCGATTCGGAGCGCACATTCCGCGGTGATCTGGAGCAGCACCTTCTCAATGGCTATGTGTTTTCGACGCCGGAATTCTTTCTCATGGGCAGGGCGGTGGACAGCACCGCGGGCATCGAGGCAATCAACGACCCGTCCATCGTGTTTCCGCGGGACCGGCAGGATTGCTGGTTGGTCTATGCCTATGCCGACATCATGGGCAACTCGCCGCGAGGTTTAGTCAAAAATGTGTTGACTATGATGCCGTATCCACTACCGCTGGTTGCGTGGCAGCGCAAAAGGCACGACCGGTTGCGCTATTTCAAAACTAAACACCTACAACTATGGACCCAGAAACTCTTCGATCCCTTGGCGGTTCCCTTGGCTTGAATCCGCTGTTGGCATCCACCGTGTGCTTTTTCGGTGGTGGTGGTGGTGGAAGGCAACAAGCACCTCCTCCTCCACCGCCGCCGCCTCCACCCCCGCCACCCCCGCCGCCACCCCCGCCGCCACCGCCGCCGCCGCCACCACCCAAACTTCCGGAAATGCCGCCGCCGCCGCCACCGCCGCCGCCTACACCCGCCGCGCCTCCCGCGGTTGGACCCCAGCGCGTTGAAGCGGCACAGGCAGCGCGTATGGAACGCCAAGACGAATTAAAACGCCGCGGGCAACGCCAGACCATTCTTGCCGGTGAAACCGGCGGGTATGTCAATCCGGCGACCGGACCGCGCAGTCTTCTGGGTTGATGAAAAACATGGTCGAATTGGCGGACTACATCATCGCCCGCCACAACGATCTGGTTGAGCAACGACGGGTCTACGAACCGATCTGGCAGGAGTGTGCGGACTACTGCCTGCCGCGCAAAGCGGAGATCACGACCAAGCAGGACTACCCGTCGCTCAACCGGAGCGAGGTGCTTTACGACAGCACAGCGGTGTATGCCAATTCGACGCTGGCAAACGGGCAATTGTCCTACATGACGCCCGCGGACACGCGCTGGTTTGTCTACGACCCGCCCGCGTATCTGAAAGGCAACGACAAGGCGAAGCAATGGTTCTCGCGTTGTTCTGAAATCGTCCAGCAATCGCTGGCGAATTCCAACTTCTACAGCGAGGTGCATGAACTCTACTTCGATGACGGAACCTTCGGCACATACGCCATGTATTGCGAGGAAGGGAAAACCGCGCCGGTCGTGTTCCAGACATTCCCTGTGCCGTCGTTTGCCATTGCTGAAAACGACGAAGGTTTGGTGGACACGCTGTTCCGCGAGATGCGTCTTTCTTGTGAACAACTGGCAGAAAAATTCGGTGAGGAAAACCTGTCGCCGGTCCTCCGGAAAAAACTGGAGGAATACCGCAAGACCGGCAAAGGCGGATCGGTCCGGCATGAGGTGATCCACGCTATCTATCCACGCCGCGACCGTGATCCGCAAAAACTCGACGCGGAAAACAAACCGTTCGCCAGCGTGTATGTGGAGAAATCCACCAAGCACCTTCTTCGCAACTCCGGATTCGATGAGAAACCGTTTTTTGCCGGACGCCACCTCAAGTGGTCCCACAGTCCCTACGGGTGGTCACCGGCATGGATCGCGGTCCCCGAAGCGCGGCAACTGAATTTCCTGTGCAAACAACTCGACGCGCTGGCGGAAGTGAAGGCGTTCCCGCGCCTGCTCATTCCGGCAACGCATGAAGGCGAAATCGATTTGCGGGCGGCAGGCACGACCTATTTCGACCCGACCAACCCGAACGCCAGACCGGTAGAATGGGCGTCCGCGGGCGATTACAACATCGGTCTGGAGCGCGAGAAGTCCAAGCAGGAGGCAATCGCCAAGGCGTTCCATGTCGATATGTTCAGAATGTTCTCGATGCTGGACAAGCAGATGACTGCCCGCGAAGTGGCGGAACGCTCCAGCGAGAAGCTCGCGCAGTTTTCCCCGACCTTCGCGCTCAAGACCACCGAACTTTTCAATCCGCTTTTGCGTCGTGTGTTTTCGATTCACCTTCGCCGCGGTCTGCTCCCGCCGCCGCCTAACGATGTGCTTGTGGTCAATCCGGACACCGGCATTCCGGAGATTCCGGAGCCGGAAATCCAGTATGTGTCCCGTGTCGCGCTGGCGATCAAATCGCTCAACAACCTCGCCTTCATGCGGACGATGGAGCGCATCGCGCCGGTCGTGCAGGTCCGCCCAGATGTCATGGACAACTACAACTGGGATCGGATCGCCCGCGACACCGCTCGCAATGACGGAACGCCCGCCGATTGGCTCATGGAGGAACAGGAAGTGGCGACCATGCGCGAAGAACGCCAAGCCGCGCAACAGCAGGCAATGGAGCAGCAGCAAATGATGGCACAAGCGGAAATGGCGTCCAAGGCGGGCAGCATTAAAGCCGACTCTGTGGTTGGGCAGGCACTCGCACAGCAGGCATGACCGAAGACAAATCCGTCGCAGCGGCAAAGGAACGGCAACGCATCATCAATGCCTACCATTCCGTTTTCGGGACGCCGGACGGAAAGGTCGTGCTGGCGCACCTCCACAAGTATTTCCGGACCGACCGACCCGCTTTTGAGCGCAACCTGCAACCGCGTTTCGATGCCATTGCCGCGGCGATCCGCGACGGTCAGCGCGAAGTCCTGCTTTTCATCGAACACAAACTGGGCGAGTCCGCGGTTCCGGATGGGGATGTCACCGCGCCGGATGTGACCGTCGTTCGATAAACGATTTTTTATATGGATACAGCAACCACCACAGAAACCGCCGACACGGGCGCAAGCAGCAATGCCGCGCCTGCCGACAACCTGTTTGCATCTGCACAGCAGACGCAATCAGACGCACAGCAAACGATCACCGACCCCGCGGAGCGTCCCGAATGGATGCCCGACAAATTCTGGAGGCAGGGCAAACCCGACTACGAATCCCTTGCCAAATCCTACACGGGTCTGGAGCAGTTGCTGGGCAAGAAGGCGCAAGCGGTGGTGGTCCCGAACGAAAAATCCACGCCGGAAGAGGTTGCTGCATTCCGGAAGGCATTGGGTGTGCCGGACAGTCCCGACACCTATGTCCAGACACTCAAACCGGAGCAGATGCCCGAAGGCGTCCACTTTGATGAAAACCTCGCCAAGGCGGCATCGACCATCGCGCACAAGCACAACATCCCGCCCGCGGCGATGAAGGAACTGGCGGGTCTTCAGATGGCACAGGTGCAGGCAATGGTGCAGGCAAGCCAGCAGATGCAAATGCAAGAAGTCGAAAACGGACGCAAGGAACTGCAACAGGTCTACGGGGAGGCGTTCAAGGACAAGATCAACCTTGCCGCCCGCGTGTCGCAATCCGCGGGCGTTTCCACCGACAGTCCCATCTGGAGGCATCCGGATTCGGTCCGGCTTGCGCTCTGGGCAGCGGAAAAAATCAGCGAGGACAAAATCGTCACCGCGGATTCGCCAATCGTATCGAGCGGAAAAGACATGGCAAAAGACATCATGCAAAACCCGTCCAACCCGCTCTATGCGCGTTACCATGAACGCGACCCAGAGATCGTGGACCGCGTCCGGCGCATGATTGCCCAAAAATAATTATTTGACTAAACCCGCGGAATCCACTAACGCGGAAACATCGCAGTAGGCAGACAACTCCTTGTGGAGCCTGCCCAACGGCAAACCCGACAGCGGTGACCCCGAACGGGACAATCGCTCTGCCGTAGGGACCAAACAGAAACCACAACCTAAAATCAAAGGAGTAATACAATGCCTGTTATCGTAAACGCACAGATTCCGGAGTTCTTCACGACGGAATTTTCATCCAACTGGGAACACCTTGTTCAGCAGAAAATTTCCAAGCTGCGCGAGTTTCTCAACATCGACAACTTCACCGGAGAGAAGAAGTCTTACAACCAAATCGCTCCGGTCAACATGACCCAAATCACGGTTCGTGCTGGCGAAACCAACATCACCGACACCCCGCTCGCCAAACGCTGGATCACCGCGCTCAATTACGAGAAGGCGGATATCCTCGATGAGTGGGACGAGGCGCGCCTTGGCGAAGTTTCGCTGCCCAACAGCGACCTCATCGCCGCACACGCCGCCGCCTACGCTCGCAAGATCGATGAGATCGCGCTTGCCGCCGCGGTTGGAGCGTCTGCCACAGGTGCTGACGGACTGACCTCGACCGCGCTTCCCGCCGGTCAGAAGATTGCCGTTGATTATGTCGAAACCGGAACTGCCGCCGCAAGCGGTTTGACGCTGGCGAAACTTCGCCGCGCCAAGTTCCTCTTCGATGATGCCGAAGTGGACGAAGAGGATCAGCGCATCCTTGTCGTTTCTGCCAAGCAAATCCAAGATTTGCTTCGCGACGAGCAACTCACCTCCGCGGACTACAACACCGTCCGCGCAATGGTTGCCGGTGAAATCGACACCTTCATGGGATTCAAGTTCCGCCGGACCAACAAGTCCTTCTTTGGCACAACCGGCACGACCCGTCGTGTTGTTGCTTACGCCAAGTCCGGACTCAAGTTCGCCGACAGCGGACGCCGCGTCCATGTGGACATCCGCGTGGACCGTTCGCACGGTCTGCAAATCCGGACCGTCGCCCGCATGGGTGCGACCCGCATGGAAGAAGCAAAGGTCGTTGAGATCGCTTGCTCCGAGGCTTAATCCTCACAACCGCTGGCAGACCGGTCAAAGTCTGCCACCCCCTTTTATTTTTTTATGCCTGCATCCGAAACTGACATTGCCAACGACGCTCTGGGACGATTGGGGATTTCGCCTATCATGTCACTCGATGACAATGCCAAGCAGGCACAATTCGCCAAACGGTTTTACGACCAGACCCGCGACGAAGTGCTGGCAATGCACAGTTGGAATTTCGCGATCCGGAGGGCAGTTCTTTCGCAACTGGCAGTCCCTCCCATCTATGAGTGGAAATGTTCCTTCCAACTTCCCACCGACTGCATTCGGATTGTCCAACTAAACAACTACGATCCGGCGCGGGCGTTGGAATTCTATGTGATCGAGGGCGGGCAACTGCATACCGACTCTCCGACCGCGGAAATCCGCTACATTTCACGGGTCACCGACCCGACGCTCTACCCGCCGGTCTTTGCCGAAGCCTTGTCGATCAAACTTGCGTCCAAACTTTCCGCGCCACTAACCGGCAGGATCGATCAACCGACCTTGCTCATGCAGGAATACGACCGCGTGACCGGACCCAAGGCGCGGTTGCTTGATGTCTTTGAGGATCGCCGGAAACGCCGCGTGGCATGGGTCGATAGCGACCTTGTCCGTTCACGCCAGACCGGAGGATTCTGATGCCGGTCAGCGCACTCACCAATTCGTTCAACGCAGGCGAACTCTCGCCCTACATGGATGCGCGGAGCGATGTCGAAAAATACAAGAACGGATGCAAGACGCTGGAGAATTTCATCATCCTTCCTTACGGGGGAGTGGTCCGGAGGGCGGGGACCGAATACCTTGGAGCCGCAAAATTTTCCGACCGGCGTTGCCGTTTGATCGGGTTTAACTTTTCGACCACGACCCGCTTTGTTTTAGAATTAGGCGACCAATACATTCGTTTCTGGTCAAACGGTGTGCCGGTGCTAACCGGCGGTGGGGCGGTTCTTGAGCGGGTCAGTCCGTTCACCGAAGACCAACTGCGCGAAGTGCAGTTCGTCCAGATCAACGACATCATGTATCTGACGCATCCGGATGTCGCTCCGCACAAATTGTCCCGCATTGCCGACAACAATTGGACGCTGGCAGAGGTGGATTGGACATACCCCGCTCTGCTGGAAGAAAACCTTGGCGACACCACGCTGACCGTTAGCCACACGACCGGCAACAACCGCACCATGACCGCGTCCGCGGCGACCTTCAATGCCGGTCATGTTGGAAGCTACTGGCAGATTGGACACGACATGGAAGCGTCCTATGTCGAGCGAAACATCGATGCAAACGGAACCAGCGCGTCCCTTGCCGTGTTTGGTGATTGGGAGTTTTCAACATCGGGCATCTGGTCCGCGCTGTTGACCATCGAACAGTCCGAGGACGACGGAGCGACATGGCAAACCATCCGCAACTACAAAGGCGCGGCGGAACGCAATCTCACCACCGCGGGCAAGACAGACAAGGAAGTGCTGCTTCGCATCCGCATTGCCGATTACACAACCGGTCCGGCTTGGGCTACAAATGCCACTTACGCAAAAGATGACATTCGCGTTTATGAAAACAATGTCTATCGATGCGTTCTTGCTCACAACAACATTGCTCCAGCTTGGTCTTCGCAGGCAACTTATACAGAAGGAAGTTTTGTCACCTACAACACAAAAACCTACAAGTGTATTAAAACACACACTAATGCGACGGTTGATTATACCAACAACACAACTGTCGCTGTAGGAACACAATTTCGCTGCCCAACAGAGCAAGAGGGTTTTGTTTTTCGCTGCCACACGGCATACGCGGCAGTTCGTTCACCTTGGAGTGGCACATTTCCTTCTGCTGACAAATTTGCCAACCAAATTGTCCAAGAAAATGCAGGCACATCGGCATTTTGGCGTGTCGTGACTACTGTGTTTGGACCGAGCAAAAGCTATAGTGCTGCGCGACAAGACAACGACATTCAAATGCTGTCTTCCAACACACCACAGGAAGCGGATTACGAAATGAATCGGTTGGAAAAAATCGACTACAGACCAACCAATTTTGCTTATTGGGAACCTATAGACTTTACTCCGTTTAACGCGAAATACTGGACGCCGGTCAATTATGAAACCCGTGTGGCGCGATTGGAAGCGTTGAACAATGTCCAATATGGCATTGTGAGAGTGACCGGCTACACAAACCCGACGCAGGTTGTAGTCAATGTAGTCAATCCCGTAGCCAAAACGACCGCGACGAAAAACTGGTCAGAAGGCGCATGGTCCCAGCACCGCGGGTTTCCGCGCACGGTCATGCTGCATGAATCCCGCATTTGGTTTGGCGGAACCTCCTCACGCCCGCAATCGCTCTGGGCGTCAATTGTGGACGATTTTGAGAATATGCGGATCAGCGACAACGCCGACGCTGGAATTTTCATCACGCTTTCATCCAAAGAGGCAAACCGCATCAATTGGATGGAATCACAGGACAAGTTGATGATCGGGACCAGCGGCAACGAATGGACGCTGGGATCGTCCAATCCCGACGAAGGCATCACCCCGCTCAATGTGACCGCGCAAAAGCAGTCCGCCTACGGCAGCAAATACCTGCCCGCGGCGACCATCAACGATGTGATGCTGTTCGTTCAACGGCAGGGGCGCAAACTGCGCGAATTGACCTATGTTCTCGACCGCGACGGGTGGGTGGCTCCGGACCTCACCGTGTTGGCGGAACACATCACCAAAGACGAGATTGTCGAAGCCGACTACCAGCAACAGAACGATGCTATTTACTGGGCGATCCGCGGCGACGGGCAACTTATCGGAATGACCTACGAGCGAGATCAGCAGGTCGTGGGATGGCACAGGCACACCACAGATGGAGCTTTTGAAAGCGTTGCCAGCATTTACGGATTGGGAACCAGCGACGAAATTTGGCTTGCCGTCCGGCGCACGGTCAATGGTCAAACTGTGCGATATATCGAAAGGTTTTTCGTCACAGCGCGGGAGGAATTTGAGGCGCAGAACAAAAACAACTGGTGGTATCTCGATTGCGCGGTCCGGCGCATCGGAGCGGCATCCGCTACCATGACCGGTTTGTCGCATCTTGAAGGAAAACAAGTTTCGGTGCTGGCAAACGGTGCGGCACAAGGTTCGCAGACCGTGACCGGCGGGCAAATTACTTTGGACAAACCCGCCAGCGTTGTGCTTGCCGGTTTGCCGTTTTCTTCAACATTGCAACCCATGACTATCGATGTGAACAACCTGCAAGACGGCACTTCCCGTGGCAGGAAAAAACGCATCCATCGAATGGTCGTTTCGGTCAACAAATCGCTGGGCGGGCAGGTATCAACGGATGGAACAGAGTGGTTGTGGCTTTACCCGCGTGATTTTACTGACCCTATGGATTCTTCCCCGCCGGTTTATTCGGGAGACATCGAAGTGGTCACCGCGTCCGGCTACGACGCCGCGGTTCCCGTTTATGTAAAACAGGAACAACCTTACCCGCTTTCCGTCTTGGCAATCGTCGCCAAACTCGATTTCTATGGTGACTGATTTTTGACTAAACCGTGAAAACCACCCAGCAATACAACCTCCGGTTTTTCGACCACACCAAAGACTACGAATTGTTGAACGATTGGTCGTGGGAGCATGGAAAACCGCCACCTCCGCAAACCATGTTGCCTATGCTGGGCGCGGTGGCGCAAAAGGACGGGGAAGACATCGCTTTGCTGTTCCTCTACATGGACAATTCCGTTGGGGTCTGCTGGGCGGAATACCCGACAACCAAGCCCGCCCTGCCGCTCAAAGACAGCGTTTCCGCGCTGTTGCACCTTTTGGAGTTTATGAAAAAAGCGGCAGCGGCAAACAACTACGGCATGATGCGTGTCACGACGCATCCGGCAATTGCCCGCTATCTCAAGCGCGAAGGATTTATTCCAGACATGGAAAACATGACCACCATGTTTGCTCCAACCGGTCTGAAAAAGGAGGAAGACGATGGGAACAGGTGCTGAATATTTAGCCATTATGGCAATCACGACCACGCTGGTTTCGACCGGCGTGACCGTCTACGGGCAAATGCAGCAAGCCCAAGCCGCGCAACAGATGGCGGCATACAACGCCCGCATTCAGCAGCAAGCCGCGCAAATCGCATACAACAATGCGATGATCCAGAACGACATCATGCAGCGTCAGAATCAACTGGCGCAGCAGCAGGCGCAGGCGGCAATGCAAGCCGCGGCGACCAATGCGTTTAATTCGCGGCAAATCGGGTTACTCAACCAACGGGCATCACAAGCGAAGATTTCCGCCATCCAGAACAACGCGCTTGCCGAACAGCGCAACGCACAGGCAAACGAGCGCGAGGCATCATTGATCGAAGGGCAGGCGAGGGAACGCATCCGTCGCCAGCGAGAAATGAACGACAAGGCACTTGCCGCGCTTCGCGCCAAACGCACCCGTTCTGATATCACAACCGAAGGCACACCGCTGTTCATCCAAGGGCAAGCCGCGGCAATTGCCGAACTGACCATTGCCGACATGAAATACGAATCCGACTTGTTGGTGCAGGCAAAGCAGCAGGAAGCGAGGATCAAGGATTACCGGTCCCGCGTGACCCTGTGGGGAACCCAGTTTGAAAAAATGGACGCCGAAGTCATGGCACTCAAATCCCAGACCGAACAGCAGATGTTTGCGCTCGACTACCAAGTGGCGAGCTACGAGCGGGCGGCAGCACTATACGCCGGAAGCGCAATTGTCCAGCAACGCGGGCTTATCCAGCAGGAACTGCAATTGGGAATGCAACGAGCAGGAGCAACAATCATGGAGGGACGCTACGCTTCGCAAGCCTCAACAATCAATGCCGTGGGCAGCGGAATTCAAGGACTTGGGTCTGCCGCATACATGGGCGCAAGTTATTATGGCGCGGGACGGACCGGAACCACCGGAAACACCTACAACACTTACAACCTTTACGGATAACCATGCCCGCTGTCCCGATCACCCAAATTCCGAACGCGCCAAACCTTGTCCCAAACATGGGGGACATCCCCGCAATGGGAATGCCTTCCGGCGGTGGATACGCAACACCGACCGTCCGCGGTCCGGATTTCAGCAACGCAAGCCGGATGATTGGGTCCGCCGCGGAACTGCTGCAAGCACCCATTCCCGAACCGTTCTTCCGCACCGCGGAATTTGTGGACCGGATGTGGGGATCGGTGGCGAACCTTGGCGAGCGTGGCATGGCGATTGCGTCGATGATGGGCGACTACGCTATGAATCTGCAAAAGGTGCAGGATGAAGGCGCGATTGCCAAAGCGGGCAACATGGTGGACGAACGGTATTCCGAATTTGCCGACAAAATGTCATCGCGACCGGCGTCCGAATGGATGCCGGAATGGAAAGACAAGGTAGTTCCAAAACTGGTGAAAGAGATCGGAGCGTTGCCCATCAGCAACAATGGCAAAGCCAAAATGCAAGTTGCCATAGACGGGCAACTGATGAAGCACACGGTCAACACCCGCCTCCGCGCCGACAAGCAGATGATGCAGGAAACCGACGATGCGCTGGTGGCACAGCGCGATCAGTTGGAATACCAAGGCAACTGGGAAGCTGCCGCGGCTATCGACGCCCGCCGAAACCACCTTGGTCTTATCACCAAGGGTCAACTGCAACAGGCAGAGGTGGAGCGCATGAAAAAGATGGACGCGCAGGCAATCCAGAATTTCGTCAACACAGATGCGTTTGAGGCAAAATCCCATTTTGCCGAAGCGATGGGCAAAGGCAAAAGCGACCTGTTCCCGAATATGTCGCCGCAACAACTGACATCGGCGTTTGAAGCGTCGAACGCACAGGTCCGCACGATCCAACGCGAAGGGCGCGAGGCAATCGACAACATGATCATCCGCGAGCCGGTCAACACGACTCCGGAACAAATCCGTTCTATAGCGGAAAGCATTCGACTGCCGGAAACGGAAATCCAGCAGATGGTTCAAAACCGCGGCGTCATGTATCAAGCGACACCCCAAGGGCGCGGGGAGTTCCTGCAAGCGCAGCGCGAACTTTACAGCAAAATGGCAAACTACGATCCGGCGACGGATTTGGACGAAGAGCAATACCGGCAGTTGCGGCAAGAAGTAAAAAGCAAGATGCCTGCCGGTGAATGGCAAATCTTCTTCGACACGCTTTCCGAACGCCGGACCAAAGGGCGCACGGTCCGCGACGATATCAAAAGCGACCTTGCTGATTTGACCGGCAACCTCCGCAAGTGGGGCATTCTGGGCGACGATGGAGGCACAGATGAAAAAACCGGCAAGCCGAAGGATTGGGAAAAATACAACGCGGTCGAAACGAAAGCGTCGGAGGTCCGGACTTTCATTGACGATTTGCTGAAGAAAGACCCGAACATCACGCCGGTCGAGGCGCGTCGGCAGTTTCTGGAACACATCAACGGAAAGACCAAGGGCGCGGCAGGGGAGTTTTTCAAGAAGAAGGAATTCGACCTGTTTTCACCGTCCACTTGGTTTTCGCAGGCGCAGAACCGCACGGGCGCAATGTTTGCCGGTTTGTCCGGCGTGGCGTCACAGGTGGCGCGGAACATCCAGACCGCGGCAGAGCGCACCGGCACAGACCCGCGTTTGGCAAGCGTCATCGCTTACATGGAATCGGGATTCAACCCGAACACCAAATCATCCACATCCACCGCCCGCGGCGTGTTCCAGTTCCTCGACGGGGACCGCAAAAGGTATGGAGGAAACGGCATCGAGCAGGGGCTTGCCAAGGTGCGCGAAAACCAAGAGGTGGCAAAAAAAGCATTGGGACGCGAGCCGACGCCCGCGGAAACCTATGTGGTCTACTTCCAAGGCATCGGCATTGGACCGCGCATCCTGCAAAACCCAGACGCGGATTTCCGCGAAACACTCAACACCGTCAAAAAGGGATGGGCAAACACCGTCATCAAAGCGAACCCGTTCCTTGAAGGAATCAAAACGAACGCTGACCTGCTGCGCTGGGCGGAACAACGGGTGGCAACCACCGAACGCAAGCTGGGGCTTATATGATCCAAATTGAAGGACCGTCCACACAACAGGAAACGGAACTGCCGGAAGACCATTGGAACCGGCTTTACACCGACGAAGCGTATTTTGGTGAATTTGCCGACCGTCCCGCGCTCCAGTTAGCCGCGGAAACCACCGCGTTCCCCGACGCCTACCTCAAGCGACAGGCGAACATCGCTTACATGGCGAGCGTCTACAAAACGACGCCGGAAGAGATGGAGGGCGTTTACGATTTCAAAAAAGAGGAAATTGCCCGCGCCGAACTCCGCAAGGCGAGCCTGTCAGACGAAGGTCTTTTCGAGCATTTCAAAGCGAAATTCGACAACATCAATCAGCGCAACTCCGCGGGGCGGACCCTGCTGGAAAATGTCGCCCGCCGCACGGTGGAGGATTTGTATAACGACCGGCAGAGCGACAGCAAAAAACCGCTGGAGGACGAAATGTCCGCCATGTCGGATGTGCTGACTCCGGAGGACATGGTCGAAATCCGCAAGCGGAGCGATGAAATCACCCGTTCGCTGCGATCCGCCGCGCCAGAGGTCATCAAGGACGCGCAATGGCTATTCCAGAAAATGGGCGTGGATACCGGCATCCTGCGCGATGAAGCGCGGAACATCGAATCCACTTTCAATCCGGCAATGGTTGTCGGCGGGTTGTCGCCCGCGCCACAAGCATTTGGCGGAATAACGCCTCCGGACCCTGCCAATGTGCAGGAAGCTATCGACCGGTTTGCCGACCTTCCGGACGAGCGCAGGCAGGCAGTCTACAACATGGCGTCAGCGTTCGCGACACTCTACAAAGCGGACAAAGGCGTCATGCACCAGTTGGTCGAGACGATGGGACGCATGGCAAGCGGCACGGTCAAATCCACCAAGGGCGTCACCGCGGAAACCTCGCTCCGGATGGAATTCGACCGCATCGAAAGCGGGCAACCGGTCCTGCTGGATTCGCGCACGGGGGCAATGGTTGCGCCGGTCAGCGAAGGTTACACCGGCATGAACTTTGCGGTCCCGACGCCGGAACAGAAACAGGCGCGGATCGATGACATCCGGAAACAACTCAAGCGGATCAAGGTTGAGCGCGAGTTGCGGAACCTTGCCGAAACGCGGATCGATCCGATTCAGTATGCATCCACCTTCCTGCCCAATTGGGTCGAGGAGGGTCTATACGGAGCGGCATCCAGCGTGTCCTACAGCGCAATGGCAGCGATCCCGATTGTCGGTCTACCGGCAACCGCGCTCGCGCTCTACGCCCAGCAATACGAGGAATTCATGCTGGAAGACCCAGAGATGGACCCCCAGAAGGCAATGCTCATGGCGGCAATTGCCGCGCCGATCCGCGCTTTCACAGAGCGAATCCAGTTCCTTGCCGCGTTTGGCAAGGCGTTGCCTTTCACTTCCGGACTCTTCAAGCGGTTTGTCAAACCCCAGCAAAATTGGCTAACGCGCACGATGATCATCGGCGCGGCGGGCTACACCGAACAGAATGTGCAGGAACTCATCGAGGGCGCGATCACGCCGGTTGTGCAAACCGTCTTTGCCGCTCTGGACGAGGACACCAAAGGTTTTGATTGGAAGGAAAAGGTTGCTGGCTTGCCGCGGGAAATAGGAGTCAACGCGGTGGCAACCATGCCGCTGTCGCTGATCGGGCTGGGGGCAATTGGCTACAACGAGGTCAAATTCGGGGAACGCTACCTTTACGACAAAGCGATCATGGAGCGCATGGGATTCTCCGCGGAAGCGGCAGACCGCGTGGCTTCGGAACGCGATCCGGAAACAGCGCAAAAGGTATTCCGCGAAGAATTCGCGAAACGCGATCCCGCCGCGGTCAACGCCGCGACGATGAAAATCGTCAACGATATGGTGGAGGCGGGCAATCTGGAATCCGCCATTGCCATGCCGACAATTGAAAAGCAGGGCGAGGACTATGTGGTCCGCAAGTGGAACGGGGAGGAAGTGGCGCGAACCACAGATGGGGAGGCGGCAGGCTACGAACTCCAGCAACTTTTGGTGTCGCAGGAACAGGCGAACTGGGAAGCGTTAAACATGATGGTGACCGCGCTCCGGAAGGTGAAAGAGGACCGCGGCATTTCCGACCAAAGCATCATCGAACTGGTGGACGAGGGAACGCTCGACGCCGCGGCGAACATGACGCCGGAACAACTCAAGCTCCGTCTCGACGCTCTGGAAAAGGAAATGGGCGTCAGTCTGCAACCGGACCAAATCCGGACCGTGGGCTTGAATATCGGGGAACTGCGCGACGGCATTTTCCGCGATGTGTCACGCATCGTTCGCTCCGACGATCCCGACATGGTCAATGTGGTCATCGAAGAAACCATCGAAGGCGACCTCAAGCGGGCGTGGAACCAGAACCTGTTCAGCAAAACGCAGACCGTCGAGTGGGTGCGCCAATACGAGCAGGCGTCCGGCGAGAATCTGCTGGCGGACAATTTCGACGCGCTCAACGAAGCGGACCAGACATCCAACCTCACCGAAGCGATGTCCACGCTGGGTGTCGCCTACTTCAACGGGAACATCGACCGCGCCTCGATCCCGCAACGCCTCGCCCAGTTTTTCCAACGCCTGCTGGTCTACCTGCAACACATCATGGCGCGGGCAGTCAAATTGCAGGCGGGTCTTGAAAGCGGGCAAATCGACGCACGATTGGAACAGTTTTTCGCGGAGTCTTTGGGTATCCCCATTGACACGGTCATCGACTCCCAGACGCGGCAGGCACAAACAGAAATATTGGATACCGAAACAACCGCGGCGATCCGTCCCGACGATACCAGACTTCGCGGCATAAACATCAACGACAGCGAACAGGATTTTACAGGGCAAATTCTCCGCGGCGAAAAGACCATCGAAACGCGGGAAGCTCCGACATTGTCACCATACATCGGCAGGCGCGTTGCGCTGGTCAGCACCGGCAAGGGCGGCACACCGTCCATCGTTGGCTATGCCGTCGTTGGCGAGCCGAAAGTCTACAACACCGTGGATGAATTCCGCGCCGACTACGATCAGCACCGCGTGGAACCAAATTCAACCTTCGACATAAAGCCGGACGGCATCAAATACGGTTACCCGCTGACAGAGGTGCAAGCAGTCGAACCGACGCCGGTCAATGTGCCGGTTGGAAGGATTGCTACGATTCTCGACAACGCAACCGCGGCGATCCGTCCTGTAACGCAACAACAGGACGCCGACTACCTCGCTGCCGTGGAGCGCGGCGACATGGAAACCGCACAGCGGATGGTCACCGAAGCCGCGCAGCAATCCGGTTTTGCCGATTCAAATTACCGAATGATGCACTCTGCGCCGGATCGCACTTCGACCGCATTGGCATCTGTAAAATCAAGCAACCTTGTTCCAGATGACTACTGGACAAAACCTCAATGGTATCAAAACACTCCAGAGGAATTTGAGGCTTTTTTTATAGTGCGCGGGGCATTGGATCGTGCGGAAAAATACACCTCCGAAGGCAAAGACGGAACATCTGTTGCCAAAATTCAAGTGTATCGGGCAGTTCCAAAAACCGTCAAAGAGGAATCTATCAGAAACGGAGATTGGGTTACTCCATCCAGACGGTATGCCGAAATGGAAGGCAAAAGCATTCCGGACGGTTACAGAATTATTTCACAACGGGCAAAGCTCAAAAATCTGTGGTGGGATGGCAATTCAATTGCCGAACTGGGTTTTGATGACGGGCAAAACTACGCTTACAAAAACACAAAAAACAACCGTAAGTTGCTTGACCCAGTAACTCGCGACGAGGACGGGAACATCATTCCTCTTTCGCAAAGATTCAATCCAAGGCGATCCGAAATTACTTACGCCATTCGTCCGACCAGCGAAATGCTGGAGCAGATGGCAGCACCCGCCAGCGAAACCGGCGTTGAAATACCGGACACCGTAGACAAGGCGGCATTGCTCGAAAACCTGTTCAACATTGCACAGGGACAAAGTTGGCAGCGCGGGCGTGATCTCAAGCAGGCAATGCAACAGGCATTGCTGGATGAATTTAAAAAAGCGGGAGTGACGGTTCCGATTCCCAGCAAGGAAGTGGCGGAATCGCCAGAGGCGACAACCTACCTTGTGCGCGTTGGTCTTCGCGATGCTTTGCTGGCGTTGCGTCAAAATTCCAATGCCATCGGGTGGTATGATGTCAAAACGCGGCAGGCTTTAGCGGTGATGGCATTGATCCATCCCGAAATCGAGCGAGACGAAAACGCCCGCTTTGCCATGACATGGGCGATGGCAGTCACCTCCAACGGTCTAAAGGTTGGAAAGAATTTTGAACTCGCGGAACAGGTCTACAGTTCCTTCAAAGCGAATGGCGTGATGCCGACAGACATTGGCATCGGGCAAGCGGCAGGCGCAATCAATGAGGGCTTGGGATTGTTCAACACGCTTCGCGCAGAGTGGGGCGCGGACAATCTGCGCCAGTTCATGCAAACGCGGTTTACCGTGCAGGAGATTTCCGGACTGTCTCCGGATTTGACTCCCAGCGGGGAACACGCGGCAACGATGGTCCGCGGGTCCGCGATCCTTGGTCCCAAAATCGGCAACGGATTTTTCTCAAACCTCTACGGGTATTTCGACGCATTGACGATGGACCGTTGGTTGGTCCGGACATGGGGACGCTGGACCGGCACATTGATCGTGCGCGATGAAGCGCGGATCGTCAGCGGCAGAACAACATTGCGGGCTGCGCTGCAAAAGACAGATGTCGCCAAACTGGCGGAAGGATTGCGGTCACTCAAAAAGGTTACCAAGACCAAAGGCGAAACCGAACTCAAACCGAAAGACAGGGAACGGTTGATCGCCGCGATGGAGGGTCTGACCGAAAGCGATGACAGCGTCGATGAACTTGCCAACGCCATTCAAAAGGCGTCGATGGACAAACAATTTCGCGAGGTGATGAATTCCGTCGAAGGCGGATCGGACCTTCGGAAAACCGGCAACAACCTTGCCAAGGAAATTGACGGGCAGAAAGAGGCTCCGGACGGACCGCATGAACGCAACTACATCCGCCATGTGTTTGGACAGATTCTTGCAGAATTAAAGGCAATGCCGGAATACGCCGAACTGACAATGGCGGACCTTCAAGCGGTGCTGTGGTATGCCGAAAAACGCCTTTACGAGACAGCAAAAGAGGACGAGGATACTGACAGCAATGTTGAAGGCTACGAAGATGATGAAGCACCGGATTACGCCAACGCCGCGGCAGGAGTTGCCAGAGCAAAGGGCGTTCCGGAGCGCAAAATAAAGAAAGCACTCAACGATGAACTCACAGCAACAACACGACCAGAATCTCAAAGCCAAGCCGCGGGTCAAGGGGAGCAGGGCAAAGTTGGAGGCTTTGCTCCAACAGAGAAAAAACTCTTCGCCTCTGCGGTTGGAGTCCGACGAATACGATTGGGTAGGCGCACTTCTGAAGCGCAATCCTACTCTTACAATCGAGGAAGTGAACGAGATGGCAAAGGCGCACGGGTTCTAAAAAACCTTGGCGTTTCTTATGTATCCGAATGGAAAGCGGGACCGGCGTTCCGTCGCATCCTAAAAGCCAACTCTCCCGACGCTGTATCCAAGGGGCAGGATGTCGCGCCTCTATTTTACGAATTAGAGCAGACACCTCAAAACGCGGCACGGTTTGCCGAACTAATCACCGCAAGCAAGACCGGCAACAGATTTGGTGCTGCTGTCTATGTGTATCCAGCAAACGACTACGCACAAATGCAGTTGTTTGTCACCAAAGACGGATTAAGTGGCGTGGCAGTCAAGCCAGATGGGGACATCGTTTCCGTGTTCAGCACCGGAGGCGCGGGCAGGGCAATCATGGAACTGGCGGTTGCGGCAGGCGGAACAAAACTGGATGCGTTCGATACGATCCTTCCGGACTTTTATTCCGCGCACGGGTTTGTCGCTGTGTCCCGTTTGAAATGGGATGATTCCCAAGCACCGGACGGATGGGATAAAACGGTTTTTGGAAAGTTTAACAACGGTGAACCGGATGTCGTGTTCATGGCGCACAATCCAAACGGTCATGCTTGGTATTCGGAAAAAGACGGAAAGGTTTTCACCGACTACGGCAAGGCAGTCAAAGCGCAGGAAAAAGCGGTAGGCGAATTTCAGAAGCAAGCGCAAATTGTAACTGCCGCGGTCCGACCGGCGACCGGCGACACCTTGCGCGACCGTCTCGCGCAGATGGATGGCGATCCCAAATTCCGCCGCGAGCGTGTTGCCGCTGCGCTCAAAAAGTTCAAGTCGATCCGCGACCGGTTTAGTCAAAAGCGTCCGGACGATCCGCTGTCGCAGATTGAAGCGGTGGCGTATCTGGAGGCGTTGATTTCGATGCTCCCGCCGGAAGCGCGGAAGAACATCGGCGGGGCGGAAAAACTGGCAGGCTACAAAACCGCCCGCGGCAGGATGAACTACCTGTTGAAGCGGATCGAGCGGACCGACAAAGCGTTGGAAGCATACCTCCGCGGAGCCTACATCGAGGAAATCAACGAACTGGTCGAGAACCTCTCCGACACAACCGACAAAAACCGCACCAACCGGAGCCGGATCGGACCAGAGGCGCAGCGCATCGTAAACTACATCGCCAGCGTGATTGATCTGGAGCAGAAGGATGTCGCCAACAAGATCACCGGCATACAGGCACAGATGAACGATCCGGAGGCTACACCGGAGATGCTGGCGCAGTTGCAAGAAGAATGGGCATTACTGGACCGTTACGGTGCGCTGGCGTCCGCGGACCAGCACAGCGCGGAATCGCTGGCGCAAAGCTACGAATCGCTCCGGAGCGTGATCCTGCGCGGGCGCGACCAATGGAAGGCGCAGGAGAAATTGCGTCTGGAAGAATACGAGCGAATCCGCAACGAGGCGCAGACCGAACTCAACCAGAATGTGCCGACCGGCGCGTTGCCGTCACAGTTGCAGAAGAGCAAAGAGGAATCGGTCACTTGGTGGAGCAAGGCGCAGAACTACCTTGAGGGTCACCTTGCATGGTATCAGCACCTCCGGAAAATCTTTGGAGAAGGCAAACTCGCGAACCAATACGAGACACGGGTCCGGCGGGCGACCAACGCTTTCGAGGACGCCCAGATTCAAGCGAAGAACAACTTCCGTTTGGTGATGATCCAGCGCATGGGCATCGGGGACAAAATCAATCTGAAGACAATGGCGGCACTCAACGACGCCTTGCAGAAGCTCAACGAGACACGCCAGAGCAAGGCAGTCATCTACGAGGGCAAACAGGTCAAAGTCGAGCGCATCCCCATGCAGACTGCCATCGCGGCAATCTTTGAAAACAAGGGCAACGCGCTGGGATTCGACAGGGAAGAGTTGTTCCGTTTGAACGCGGAGTTGTCCGCAATCCCTGCCGGAAACATTGCCCGCCGGAAATTCATCGAACTGGAGCGCGTCGTTGCCAATGGCGTCCCGCGGGAGCAACGACTGTCCGAACTGGAAGCAATTCAAGACATCCTCATGTGGTCACAGGACGATGTGCGCGTAAAGATGGAGCGGCAGGGCTACACGCAAGACTACATCGACTCGCTGTCGCAAGACTTCCTGTCGAACAACGGGCAGATCATGCTCGATTACCTGCGCTCGCAATACTCGCAAGGCTACGACCGCGTGAACGCTGTCTACCGTCGCATCTACGGCATGGATATGCCGCGGGTCCGGAACTACGCGCCGACTGCCTACGACACCGCGCAGACCGACGCGGTCATGGGTCCGGACGAAATGTCACCGTCGCTGACCGGCATGAACGCTGGCTTCGTCAAACAGCGCGTGTCCCACAACGCGCCGATCCTGCGAATGAACGCCCTGTCGGTTTTCCAATCGCACATGGTGACCCAGAACTACTGGATCAACTTTGCCGAACTGGTGCGCGAACTTCGCGGCACGATTGCTTCAACAGATGTGGTTCGCGCAATCAAGGCGCGGGTTGGCGAAGCCGACGCGGAGCGCATGAAGAAATGGATTCTGGCATTCGACCGCAACGGACTCGACTCCGGAAAAATGCTGGAGGTTGTCAGCGATATGCTCAACCGGCAGATGGGTCTTCAAGCGGTGATGTTCATGGGCTACGCGCTGTCCACGCTGTTCAAACAAGGGTCCGCGGGAATGGCAATCTCGCTCGACATTGGAGTCGATGAATACCTCCGCGGATTGACCAAGTTTTTCCGCGGTCAGTTGTCGGCAAGCCTGCCGGAAATCTGGAACTCCCCGACCATTCAACGCCGCATCGAGGCGGGCTATTCTCCGGAGGCGCGGGCAGTCAACCAGAGCGCGGGAATGTCGCCCAGCAAACTGCTCGCGCTGGCAGAGCGCGGAATGCTCAACATCGCGCAACTGGACGCTTTCCTCACGACCTTCGGAGCGGCAATCGCATTCGACCACCATTACAACGCCGCGCTGGCGCAGGGATTGAGCAAGGAGGCGGCAAAGAGCATTGCGCTTGACCGCATGGACGCCAGCGTCCGGCGCACCGCGCAACCGGCATCGCTGACGGATCGCAGTCTGTTGGAGGCGAACCGGAGTCCGTTTGTTCGCCTGCTGTATCTGTTCGCGTCGGAGCCGCGGCAGAAGTTTGCCATCAACTACATGATCGCCCGCGAAATCGCTGCCGGTCGTGATGTGAAGCGCAACCTCAAAAAATTTGCCGCGGGATGGGTGGCAATGGGTGTCATCACAGAGGCACTCACCGACATTTTCCAATCCATCTTCCGCGACGATGACGAGCAGGAAATCGTGCGCTGGGAAGACTACGCAAGGGCGGCAGTCATGGGACACCTCAACGGTCTATTCCTCGCCGGTCCCGCGCTGGCAATGGCAGGCAACGCAATCTTCGGATCGCCGGTCTTCAACTCCAGCGAGAATCCGCTGGTCCGAATTCCGACGCTGGTCATGCGAAAAGATTTCAAACCGTGGAATTGGGAAGACGCAAGCGATGTCGTGAAGGGAATTCAATCCTACGCGCAACTCACCGCGACCGTCACCGGCAGCATGGCGGTGGCATCTGTTGCAGCAATGTTGAACATCGCAAAAGATGCTGCGGGGCTATGGGATAAAATGACGAAGGATGAAGAATAATTTTCTTGCCATGAACCCCGCGAATAGCATTTTTGACTAAACCACAATGGCACTCCAGAGCGAAACATCCCGCATCCAATACAACGGAAACAACAGCACCATCGCGTCGTATGCTGTGCCGTTTTACTTTTTCGAGAACTCGCACATCAAAGCGGTGGTGACCAATTCGTCCGGCGTGGACACCGCGCTGTCGCTGGGCAGCGGATTCTCGCTGACCGGCGCGGGTAATGTAACCGGCGGCACACTCACGACCACAACCGCGGTCCCGTCCAGCAGCAAGCTCACAATCTACCGTGAGGTTCCGGTCACACAGACAACGAGCTACGCGGAAGGTGGCGATTTTCCTGCGGCGAGCCATGAGAGGGCGTTGGACAAGTTGACCATGCTGGTTCAACAAACAAAACGCATTGCGGATCGCTCACTCAAAGTTCCGGAATCTCAAACTTCGCCCAACGATTTGCCAAACGCTGCCAACGGATATCGAAAACTTGTCAGCAACAATGGAGCAATATCTTGGGACACCGACGCCAACATCCCTTCGCCACCAAACACCGGATTGTCCGTTGCGTTGTCCAACAATGGGTCCATTGCTTGGCAAGACCATCGTCCGTTGCCGCAATATCCAATCGGCGCGGGACCGTTTGCGTTGCTTACCGCTGGTGCGGGACAACCGGCAAGCTGGGGAACAATGCCAACAGTTGCGGTAGGTCCGATTACTGCCACCGGATCAGATACTCCGCGGTTAATCAGCGACCGCGAAGCGGATCAAATCAATGTGCTGGATTTTGGAGCCGACCCAACCGGCGTGACCAATAGTCACACGCAAATTCAAAATGCTATCAATGCCGCGTCCAATGGTGACCAGATACTGTTCCCCAAAGGAATTTACCGGATTGGTGCAAGGATCAACATTCCGTTTTCAAAAACTGGCTTGAAATTGCACGGCAATGCGACTCTCAAAGCCGCGGACGGGTATTTCCCACAGTTTTTCCGAATAGCAGGCGAAAAAACGACAATTGATGGGTTGCGTTTCGACGGTTCTTTTGTGGCGGGAACCACACCATCAAGGACAAGTTATTCGGTTGCAGTTAATAATTCTGCAAATTTTGCTGACAAGTTTCATGCTATTGAAATCAACGGTATCGATATCACCGTAAAAAATTGCGAACTCTTCAATATTCAAGGACGGGGAATTACGGCACAGTTGGGGGTTGGAGCCGGTGTAGCAACATATGCTAACGATTCTTTTTACGGGTCCGGAAGCAATAGATCGGTTGCTGGGACAAGGATTGAAAACAATAAACTGTCGAATGTTTACATGGGAATTGGTATTCTATCGACTCTTGATCCAACATATATCGCATCAATTGTTCCACCTTCTGATTTCATTATTAGCGGCAACACCGTCAAAAATAATTCGTGGGAAGTAAAAGGCAGCTATGCCAGATGCATAGGAACTGCTCGGTTTGCTTTTTCCGGAACACCGGCAGCAGAAATTCAAAACATTACCGTCGCCAACAATATTTGTATCACCGGAGGAACGACAGGTATTGAATTATATGCAGAATCAAGAAATGCCGTCGTAGCAAACAATTTCATAAGTGGCGGGGATATAGCAATTAGCATGGGTGGTGCAGACGATTTTTCAGTCACGGGCAATGTGGCTATCGGGGCAAGGGATTATTGCATCGAAATGGCAAACTCCAGCAACGGAACTATTACTGGCAATTACATGACCAATCGCAAGATTGATAACACATTGCCGTTAAATACTGAAGCAGATTGGGCGGGTTCCGTTTATGGAAATAGCTTGTCTGGAATCAGCATGAGTAACGCAGAAACCCTGCGGAATATTACAATATCTGGCAATGTTGCAAAAGAGGTAATAAGCGCAATATTTTGCAACACGACTTTGGACAATTGCAACATTACCGGCAATGTGTTCGAAAGTCGATTAAACAACAGCGCGAGCAATGTTATACAAATACAAGGAAGTTGTAATCGCAATGTAAATATTACAAACAATATTATCCGCGCTGATTCATCGAATGTATCAATTGGTATTCGTTACGGTAGTAATAATATAGTAAATGTGCCGTGGGTAGCATCAACTACCTTTACGGAAGGTCAATATGCACACTACACCGGAGGACCGGTATCATTAAACGGTTTGTATTATTGCAAACAAACCCACACCTCTGCTGCAAATTTTTCAACGGATTGGAACAATGGTAGCGGTAAATGGAATTTAGTATCAAAAGGATGGGCATCTGGAGTTGTTTTTACAGAGTTTGATACGGTGGTCGATAGCAATGGAATAAGCTACAAAGTAATTGCGCCGCATACAGCAACCACGCTTGCTGCGGACATTGCTTCCAACAAATTAGCATTAGCGGTAACGCGAGATGGCGTTATTAGTCACAACACGCTTATCGGTCCTTTTACGCGCCAAGAACCAATTTTGCTTGAAAACGCGCAGGGCATCATTGTGACGGACAATTCGCCATTAGGATCGGGAGATCGAACAACGGAAATCACAACAAATCAATATTTGCTCTCCAAGTCCGGAGGGATGCCGCAATGGATTGTAGACAACAATGTCGGCACAGCGCAAATCAGCGGAGGGCAAAGTTCTGTCGTAGTAAGTCATGGGCTTGAAGTTGCGCCGGATATAAATGTGACTCCATTAAATGCAATGGGGGACGCTAACAAATGGTGGGTAGATTCAATTGATGGGGCAAATTTTGCTATTCGCGTTTCGCCAACGCTTGCGGAAGGACAAACCGCTCAATTCAGATGGGAAGCAAAAAGGCATGGGTTTACAGGTGTGCAAGCGTGGATGCGTGTTCCCGCAAACTCTGCAACAGGATGGTCACGATTGATTGTTCCAAAATTAAATCATTCTTTGGCTCAAGCCGAAGGTTATTTTGCAAGTAATGGTTTTACTTTTGAATGCCGCTTAATTGCGCGGGCGGAAAGCGGGTTTGTTACTACTGTGTATTTTGGAGGAACAGGAAACGAAGAAGGACAAGCATTAACAGCAAGAGGATTGAGAGTATCTTTTTCGGGCAACAACACAAATTACGATGTTGCTGCTGCCATTCACAATGGGTCTTCGGAAACAATTGGGACCGGCATTTCGTCAGCAGAATTGCGCTCCATTAGTATCAGTTGGCAACCAGTCACAGTTTTTGGGGGAACTTCAATACCGAATACGGGTTCGCGATTAATCGTTACTGGCGAGTTTCCAAAAGGGAATCGCAAAGTGTTAGCGGTGTCGGAATTGAACGGACCCATGAATGGACTTGATTTTGCATCCAATAATTTAGTCGTAGTGGTCAGAAAAAACCTCACATCACCAACTTATTCTGTGCCATTTGAAATTGGCGGAATGAAATTTATAAGAACTAACTAACCATATGAAAGTCCAAGATTACGATCCCGTAGTAGATACAGCAGTAGGCGTTGCCGAAGACCCTTCCGGCAACCTAAAAATGCTGCAAGTAGATGCAAATGGAAAACTCAAGGTAGATTCCAATGTCGATTTGTCCGGAGCGACCGTCAACATCAGCGGTGACCTTGTTGCGGATGTAAACACCATCGAAGAAACGCTGGGCGCGAAAACCGACACCGCGGCGACAGAAGACACCGGCACAATGTCAATGGTGTCGCTGTTCAAACGCGGTCTTGCTCACCTTACATCGATCCTTGGGCGAATTCCTTCTAACCTTACCGTTGCGTCAAACCGGTTGCAAGTAGACACCGGAACGGTCCCTGTGACCGACAACGGTGGATCGTTGACGGTAGATGGAACCGTGACCGCAAATGTCACCTTTCCGGCTACCCAGCCGGTCAGCGCGACTGCGTTGCCGCTTCCTACCGGAGCCGCGACTGAAACCACGCTGTCCACGCTTAACACCAAAATCCCAACCTTGACTGCCGCATCGAGCCGGTTGCTTGTGGACGGGTCCGGAGTGACCCAGCCTGTGTCCGGAACGGTGACTGCAACCGGACCGTTGACTGACACGCAACTGCGAGCGACCGCGGTTCCAGTATCCGGCACGGTGTCTGTAAACATTCGCGACGGCAGCGGAGTTGCTTTGACATCCGCCGCCCGCGGAACTGAACGCGCTTTGTCGGTTCAAATCGTGGATGGGTCCGGAGCGCAGATCACTTCTTTCGGAGGAACCGGCGGTGGCGGTGGAGCGGTTACCCAAAGCGGTAACTGGTCCGTCCGGACACAAGACGGAGCAGGCAACGATTTGGCGTCCTCGACAACCGCGCCAGCGGGAACAGAGCGCGGATTGATTACCCGCAACATTCCTTCGGGAACGCAAACGGTCAGCGGAACGGTCACGGCAAATGTGAGTTTCCCTGCGACCCAGCCGGTCAGCGCAACCGCGTTGCCACTTCCTACCGGCGCGGCAACCGAAACCACGCTGTCTACTCTGAACACAAAGATTCCGACGCTAACCGCGGCATCAAGCCGGTTGTTGGTTGACGGGTCTGGGGTCACGCAACCGGTGTCTGGAACGGTGACTGCAACCGGTCCTTTGACAGACACGCAACTTCGGGCAACAGCGGTTGCCGTTTCTGGAACGGTCACCGCGACCGGACCTCTTACGGACACCCAGCTACGCGCTTCCGCGGTTCCAGTAAGTGGTCCGCTAACTGACACGCAACTGCGAGCCACCGCGGTCCCTGTGAGTGGTCCGCTGACCGATTCGCAACTCCGCGCTTCTGCCGTTCCGGTTTTGTTGTCCAGCGCAGCAATCACCGAAACAACTGGAACTGCCGCATCGACCAGCACAGAGGTGCTGGCGTCGAATTCCACGCGAAATTATTTGCTGATCCAAAACCTCTCGACTGCACCGTTCCACATTTCGTTTGGCGGAACAGCGTCCACCTCGACCCTGCGAATCGATGGTGGCGGAACGCTTATTTTTGAAGGACGGTTCGTTCCGACATCGTCGGTGCGAATGATCCGGACTGAAGCAAGCCAAAGCTACTACATTGCTCACGCCTAATTATGCCTCTCATCCTTCCATCCGACCGGTCGAACTACAAAACGATTGCGATGCCGTTCGACTACAATGACTACATTTTTAGTTCGACATCATTCGTTACAATTGGACGCGCCATTGTAGGAGTTCCAACTTGCGTGATGCTTGACCTCGATGACAATCAAGCTGCGCCATCTTTTAATGTTGGAATTCGTATCGTTTGCGTTTCGCAATACGGAGGTTCAAATGTGGAATACGCGCTTGACGCATACAGAGACGGGAATGCGCCGACGCGCTTGACTCCAGCAAGTTTTCGGCAGCGAACAACGAACGGTCCTAATTCCGTAGATACAGAAACACTCACCAGCGCGTGGGTCACTTACAACGCAACCGGCGAAAGCACCACATTTCAATTGTTGGCGCGAAGAACGACTGCCGGTAGCACCATGCTTCTTCAACCATACATTCAAATCCGGAGGCAATAATGGAACTCGACAACGAACTTATGGGTGCTTGGGCTTGGTTCAGCACCAACATGGACAAATGGACGGACGATACACCGCTGACCGCGGGATTGATGACCGCAATTCAAGGCGTCGAAGGACCGTCCGGACCGCACAGGGAACCGCATTGGCAATGGGTCCGCGACAATCGCGAAGACTTGCTCGCGCTTCACGCATTTTTGACTAAACCTGTCCAGCCATGACCTCGCAAACCGCAATGGAAGCTATCACTTTTGCCGCGCACCAATCAGACCGGTGGTTGTTTGTCGCCTTGCTGGTCATTGGCATGGCGGCGGTTTGGTTTTTGTTCCGGTATTTCACCGGCAGGATCGACCGGCTACAGGCGCGGATGGACGAGCAGACGGAGGATTTTGTCGCGCACCTCAAGAAAGCGAACGCGGAAATGCTGGAGGTAATTGCGTCCGCCAAAGCAGTCATCGAGCGCGTCGAGCGGCATTTTCAAAAATGAAACAGAAATGGATCGCTCTGCTGATTGTTGTCGTGATGGCAGCATTGTGCGCTCTGTTGCTTTCTGGGTGCGCCAGCGGTGCGTTCAACCGCCCGCGGTTCAGCATCGAAACCGATTGGGGACGGTTTTCATACGAACTTCCCGAACTACAAGGACTGAAAAAATGAAAATGAACTGGAAAACAACACTACTGGGTGTCGCAACTATTCTCACCGCTGTGGGGACTGCGGCAAAAACCTACCTCGCCACCGGCAACATTCCCGACCTTGGCATCCTTATCGGAAGCATCACCGCGGGAATTGGGTTAATCGCCGCACAGGATGCCCGCAAAAAAATTTGACGAACGCAGCGAGCGGAACATTGCGACCCTGCATCCGAAAATGCAGGAACTTGCCCGCGCCTTTTTGAGCGGTGCGATTCCAATCTGCAAAGCGTTTGGCTTCGATGTCCGGATCATTTGCGGGACGCGCACCTACGCGGAGCAGGACGCTTTGTATGCCAAAGGCAGAACGACCGCGGGTCCAAAGGTAACAAACGCCCGCGCCGGATTTTCGCGCCACAATTTTGGCGTGGCATTCGATATCGGAATCTTCAAAGGACCGAAATACTACGGCGATCACAGTCTCTACACCGACTGTGGACGCGTTGGAGAATCACTTGGTTTGGAGTGGGGAGGGCGTTGGATTAAATTGGTTGACCGACCCCATTTCGAGGCAAAGCTGGGTCTGACACTTGCCCAGATGCGCCAGCGTGTAGCAGCAGGCACAGACTTGTTCGCATGAGGCTGATTGCGGTGCTGTGCCTGTTGCTTGCTGGGTGCGCCAGCGAGCCTCCAGTCCGGACGCCAGAATGGGTGGGACGCTACAAGAACGCCTGCCTGCCGGAAGCGGCAGCAATGGCGCAGGGATTGCGGCAATCCGGCATAAACGCCCGCGTCGTGAGGATCGGGACGCCGCGCTGGGGTCACGCCATCTGCGCCTACCTTTACCCGACCGGCGCAAACCAACTTTGGGGCTGGGACGCTTACTGGAAATCCAACCGGCTTCGCGCATGGGCAAACGATCCCGACATGATTGCCCGCGAGTGGCTCCGGATCACATCTTTGCCGGACCGGCTTATTTCGGCACAGTTCCTCGACTGATTGCCTTGTCGATTGCCGCCGCCATTGTGGCAAGCGAAGCGTGGGTGTAGTGCGCGTTGACCTTGGCGTCATCATGGTCACAGATAAGTTGCCGGACGCGCTGGTCCGCGCCGGTATCGACCAGCAACGAATTGATGGTGTGCCGGAAGGAGTGGAATGTTTTGTCGGTGATCCCGCGACCCTGCGCGGTTTTCTCGCTTTTCTTGCGCTTGAGTTTTGAGCGTCCAAGCACCTTGCCAAATTCCTTCGACGGGTTTGGCAGCGAGGCGAGATGCGGCGTGATGTATCCTTTGCCGGTTAACCTCTGGGTTAACTTTTCCAGTTCCCCGACCAGCGGGACGCTGACGGTTTTTCCCCGCCATGATTTTTTTTCTGGGACGAATTGCAGGCACGGGATGCCGTCCACGGTGTCGATTTCCTCGATCCGCCTCCGGACCGCATCACCGATCCGCATTCCGTAGCACAAACCGAACAGGCAAGCGGTGCGCCATTCCGGATGCTCCGTTTTGAGGTGGGAAAAAATCGTATCGAGGTCCGCCTTGGAAAACGGTTGCCGCTGGACCGCGGACTTGCCGCCGCGCATCCGGAGCAGTTCCGCGGGATTGCTTTCGATCCGGCGCAGCAGGACTGCCCGCCGGAAGACCGAACGGATTGTTTTGGTGATGTGCTGGGCGGTGGTTGCCGACAATCCGGAGGCGAGCAGGGACTGGTAAAACCTCGACACATCGTCCGGCGTGACCCCGCGCAAATCGTGACCGGCGCGGACCCCAAGGAATGCCGTGAAATGGGCGATGTCCGATTCGTATCGTTCAATGGACCGTGGCTTGGCGTCCTTGGCGCGTAGCCACCCCGCGGCGGCGTTTTTCCAGTTGGTCCGCTCCACCGGAGCCTCGACCCCCGACGCCCGCATCAGCGCGGCTACACGCGCTTCAAACCACGCCTTGTCCGGTTTCATGTCGCGCAACTCGCAAGCGGTGCGCTCCATTTCGTCAGCGACACGCTGTGCGGTCCGGCGGGCAGACTTGACCTTGACCTTGGTGGACCGGAAGGTGCGCCGGTAGAAACCGCCCTGTGGGTGGTCTTCGACGGTCACCCAGACCTTCATGCGAGCGACCCAGTAGGGGGAGTTGGGGAGGGTGGTGAGGGATGCCATAGTTATCGCCGCGAGTTATACATCAGAATATGGAAAATGGTGCAGCAAAAACTGCGTTTTACTCTGTTGACAGGGTCACAGATGAAAGCGTCGGTTCGATTCCGACCCTCGCCTCTCTCCCAGCATTCATGCGGGTTGACGGGCTTTTTGGTGTGGAAATCGGTCCAGTTATCCACGCCAGTTATCCACGATTCAACCATTGCTGCACCTGCTGCCGCGGGGTATTTTTGACTATGCCTTTCGCCAACCGCGACAGCAGG